CTGCTGTTGGCTAAGTCATTCCACTGGTCAACAAGGTGCTGCGCTTGGCTGTGTGTGATTGAGATGTGGATGCTCATGCTGCCACCTCATCAGCTGTCTGGTCGATGGCCCACTCCACGCAATCTGCGGTGAGGTCTTTGGTCAGCTGTGCCAGTGCATCCTTGCTAAGTGCTGCAACGATAGATTTCTGAGCGTGACCATAAGAACAGTAGGCATCTGCTGCTGTGAACTTGGTAAACTCTGAGATAATGAAGGACCGTAGAGCCTTTGGGGCTGCTGTGTAATATTCGCCAGCACCGTCACGGGTGACATCTATAGAGCGGAGGTTAGCTGCGCGGTGCTCTTCGCCCTTGTAGCTGCCTTCGATCCAAAGGCTGAAGTAACTGCGTACAATGTGGTTGGGGTCTGTGAGGTCGCCTGCTAAGTCTTGGGCGATGCTTTGTGTTGCTGTAAGTGTCATTCGATAGTCTCCTTTTGGTTAAGGAGGACCTCGACTGTCTTTTGGTGGTACCCAAGGCCGGACTCGAACCGGCACGCCCGTTAAAGCGGGGGATTTTGAATCCCCTTGTAGTATCGGGGTACCAACAAAGGACGCCTGCGGCCTCCAGTGACTACAGTAATGACGGAAGGACAATTCCCCGTCAAGCAAAAAGTTTGCCCAAGTGGTGCCTAGAATACTTATGCACCACTATAGAGAGGAAAGCGGCCCTAATGCCGCCGGAGGCTCCCTACTTAGGACCACTATAGAGGTAGTGAACCCCCATAAAGGGGTGAGCAACTAGCCCAGCCTAAGAACACTTAAGACCACCTAAGACAACAAAGGTGGCAAGAGATGCCCACAGACTAGCTCAGGAACTAACTGGCTGTGTCTTTTGTGGGCTCCTTGGTTGAGCACTAGATGACTAGCGACTTACCTTGTTGATTGTCTATTGTCGCTCCCAAGGCCAACTAGAAGACCACCGCTCCCTTTTGTGGTCGCGGCTATCTATTGTCTCAAACTTAAGAAAGACCAAAGACCATGACCATCCTCCGAATTGCTGTCGATAAACTGAAGCGTCTATACTTGTCTCTGGCTGCTTACGAGCATCACAGGTTGGCCAACAAGGCCAGCGATCAACTTCGGATGCACTCGGTGGCAACCTTGAAGGATCTGGGTCTAACCAGAGGCACGATAGCTTCAGCGGCCCACCATAAGTGTCCGTGGTGTAGGCCTGAGGTATGGGCTGAATGGGTCAAGTGATTGGCCGACGGTTGGCCGACGGCTTAAACATTAGTCGGTCTAGGCTGCGTCCCTATCTCTGTCGAAAATAACACAGGTCCAGCCTGATAAATTTCTCGCCGGAAACTAATGTCTAATGCCCTCCCGCGCACCTCTTGATACACTGCCGCATGCCTAAGATCACACCAGTTTGACCGGGGATATATTATCCCCTTAGGTTCATACCTATAGAAAACAACGGGTTAGCTAGAGATCAATCAACTTGCTAGGTTCCCTGCCAAAATTCAGACCCCCCGCACCTTATCAATCAAGTCAACTTCAAAAAACAGGGCTAAAGGTTGCTGTTGTTGTTGTTGTTGTCGGCCTCTTTGAAGCAGGCCCTACCTATAGAAAAAGGAACCATTGAATGGCTCTCGAAAACGGAACTTACGTCAATTCTCTGGTTTCCTCGAACCCAGCGTCAACGGATGGTCTAGCTCAGGCTGACGATCACTTACGCCTGATCAAAAGTACCATTAAGAACACATTCCCAAACCTGACAGGCGCCGTCACAGCCACGCAGGCGCAGCTCAACGCAACCCTACCGTCAGCCAATGTGACATACCTTGCGGCCTTGGTTGCAACTGGTGTCACTAGTACTGAGTTTGACTACCTCGATGGTGTCACCAGTAGCATACAGACACAGTTGAACACGGCCAACGCTGGTAATGTGCCGTCGTCGGACGTTACGTATCTTGCGGCTCTCTCTGCAACTAATGTTAGCTCGACGCAGTATGGCTACCTCAGCAGTACTTCCAGTAACATCCAGACTCAGATCACTTCAGCTACTGGTGCCACTACGACCCTAGCTGGCCGTGTGACCACCTTAGAGAACGCCAGTGGCGGTGGCGGTGGTGGCGGGGACATAACTGCTGTGGCTGTAGGCAGTGGATTGACTGGTGGTGGCACCACTGGTGCTGTCACTGTGAGCCACTCTGACACCTCAAGCCAAGCCACTGTTAGCAACTCTGGAACCGCTGTCATACAGAGTGTGACTTTGGATACTTTTGGTCACGTCACTGGTCTTACTTCTGCGACGATAGCATCCAATACGCCATCGACCACTCTCGGTGCTGTTGGTACATATGCGATGCTCTATGACACAACAGCTGCACAGTTGTCAGCTGGCAACACCCGCGCTGGGAGTGCCCTCAGGTACGCTAACGCAATATCAGATGTGAACGAGACATCGTGGTATGGTGCTGCACCTACTGGCACAGTAGCCGCCCCGGCTGGAACTTGGCGACTAATGGGTACTATTGGATATGCCAAGGAGCTATCCACTAACTACGCATATGTTAAGGGCACGAAGACCAGTATTTGGGTAAGGATTTCCTAAGATGAACATAGTTATAACACAAGTCCGCAATGCCCAGTCGCTACAGTCTGACAACCTGCGTATGGACCTCGAGATAGACCACCCCGACCACGGTTGGATACCCTACACTGTGGACCCCTCAGACACTGATACAACCATAGATAATGCTGCCATCCTAGCTTTGGTTGGCTCTAGCTTTGGTGCATACGTTGCGCCTACCCAAGCCGAACTAGATGCAGCACTGTCTTCGGCCATGAGAGACCAACGCAACTCTCTTCTCTCTACTGTAGATGTCGTTGTCAGTAACCCGCTGCGCTGGGGCACCCTGTCTGGCGGAAAGAAGTCTGAGTATACGGCTTATCGCCAGTTGCTCTTGGATGTTCCCCAGCAAGAGGGCTTCCCAAACCTATTTACGTGGCCCACACCAGTCTCCGCTTAAACAGCTATATGTGTGTGTAACACTAGAAGGATAAAGATCATGGCTATCACATATACTTGGACTATCGAAACTTGCGAACACGACATCGCAACAGGCGGCATTAACGTAGTACACTACCGATGCACAGGTGTGGAAGGTGAAAACTCATGCACATCCTACGGCACGGTAGACTTAACGCCTGACCCATCTGCTGCTGACTTTGTGGCTTATGCTGATGTAACTGAGGCTCAAGCGAAGGCTTGGGTTTGGGGAGGTGTATCACAGGATGATACAGAAGCGTTCGTTGCTGACCAGATCGGCAAAATGGTAAATCCAACCGCAGCCTCTGGAACACCTTGGGCTGCTTAACCGCATCTGCGGAAAGGAACTAAGGCCATGACCAACCTACCAATTCGTGGGCTAGGGTCGGTGGGCGTGGTCACTGATGTTGACCCCTACAATTTGCCCACCAATGCCTACACCAGAGCCAAGAACATTAGGTTCACTGATGGAAACGTCACCCGTGGACCAGTCTATCGGGCTGTGTCAGATGCTGTCAGTTGGAACCCTGTTTTCAGCTATGGCCTCACTGCCCTTTCTGGTTACGACACTGTACTTCTAGTTGATGACACCTTCGACATTTATGAGTTTTCCAACGGTAGCTTCACACAGAGGTTCAACGCGAGTACCTCAGCAGCCATTGACCCCACAACCGCAACCACTTTGGCTGATGTTGTTTATGTCAATCGCAGCGACCAAGTCCCAGTTTCCAGAACGCCCAGCGCCACCAACTTCACTGCTTTGGCCAACTGGCCGTCCAACCACAGGGCCACTGCCCTACGCTCCTTTGGTGACTTCTTGTTGGCTCTAGGCACAGTAGAGGCAGGCACTAGCTTTCCTAACCGTGTGCGCTTTTCTGATCCCGTCTTGGCCAACCAAGTGCCAAGTACGTGGGACGAAACAGACCTGACCAACAGCGCAGGCTTCAACGACCTTGTGCAGATGAAGACCCCAATCATGGATGGGGCCACACTAGGTGCCAACTTCCTGGTGTATTCTCAAGACCAAGTTTGGATGATGGAGTTTGTCGGGGGCACCTTTATCTTTAATTTCCGCAAGGTCTTTGATGATGCCGGGGTAATCAATCAGAACTGCATAGTAGAAGTCGAGGGTCGCCACTACGTCTTTGACCGCAATGACATCTATGTAACTGATGGAAACACCCGACAATCGATCTGTGACGGTAGGGTCCGTAGCTACATCTTTAGCGGCATGGACACCTCCTTAACGAGTGAATGCTTTGTCACCCACAACACAGCCCTCGAAGAGATATACTTCTGCTACCATACAGGCGACGACATGGCCTTGTATGCAGATGGCACCCATTGCAACCGCGCAGCCGTCTACAACTACAAAGAGGACGTATGGTCCTTCCAAGACCTCCCCAACGCAGTCAGTGGAACAGAGGCTTCGGTGGACAGTGTGTTCTCCTACGCTGATGCAACCCAGACTTATGATGACATAGGTGGCTCCTACCACGACCAAACTAGCCAGAGTACCCGCAGGTCCCTGATTGTATCGTCATCAGGCGGCGGCATCGCAGCCAACAAGATCTATGGTATAGACCTGGTAGACCAAGGCAACTTGGCCCAGTCAGTCGACACTGCTGTCTCCCCTGCGTTTCTTCTGGAGCGTGTAGGCATAGATCTTGATGACCAAGGTATTGCCCTAAGTGGCTACAAAGTAATCTCCAAAGTCTACCCACAGGTCTCGACGGCTAACTCAAACGCAATCTTTGGTTTTACATTTGGTTCCTCCGATCGAGCAAACGCTACGCCAATCTACCTCGATGAGGTCAACTTTGACAGTTCAAGTGAGTACAAAGTCGATACGAGAGTTGCTGGTCGATATTTAAGCTACAAAGTGACCAGTGCCAACCTCAAGGACTTTGCCTTTAGTGGCATGGATGTTGAGGTCGTAGTAACTGGGAGGAGGTAACTCATGTCCCTAAGTGATAAGATAAACA